ATGGCTGGCTGCAATAGTTTGATTTCCCGTTTTCTGCGTCGGTTTTTGGTGACTTTATACACCCCTTTGACATAGTTCCGGTTGATTTGAATCGTACCCTTTTCGAGATCCACATCTTCCCAGGCAATGGCGATCTGTTCTGAAATAGAAAGACCGGTCCAGAATACGCATGGCAGTAAATTTTGTATATCTGAGCTGGATACAGTCCCTAAAATTAATGAAATCTCTGTTTTGGTAAACGGGTCCGGTTCAAGGTTGTCCAGCTGCTTCACTACGATGGTTTCAAAAGGGTTATACGGTACTTTATTTTCCTGTCTCCATAAATCATGGATAGACGCCAGACGGGTGACCACTTCACGTATCGTTTTTGGTGCCAGATATTCATGCAGTTCATTTACCCATTTTTTTACTGCAGCTGTATCAATGTCTTTTGGATGGGTTTTGGCCCAACGTGGATAGACATGCTTTTTGATATGGCTGTTATAGCCGTCATAAGTACTTGGTGCCACTTCAAAACGGATCATCTCTTTGTATTGAGTGATGTAATAGGACATCTGGTTCTTTTTCAGATGTTTTGAGTGCGGGAAGTGTTTTGCCAGGTTGAATTGATCCAGTTCGATTTCCAATTTGATCAGACCGGCCAGTTTTTTGGCTTTTTCTACGTTTTCAGGCGTAAATGGCCAGTTCAAGGTTTCTTTGACTGGTGGTTCAGTCGAGATGGGTTTCATCCAGATCCGCATGCTTTTGCCACGGATCTCAAGTCCTGCAGACATAGTTCAGCCTATATTTAAGAATTTTAAGATATTGAGAGATATTTTAGAGAAATGCACCTCCGGATGGAGGGGCATAAAAGGTGCGGAAAACTTAGAACGGAAGCTCCTCATTTTCATTAATATTAGAACGTTCCAGTAGTTCATTTTCTAATGAAGTACGTAGATATTCATCGTCGGTTTTGCCAATTAACCAGTGAATATCTTTGTCATCCATATCCTTGATCGCCCAGCCTTTATATTTCCCATAAAATATATGGGTTGGGTATCTGGCCATTTCTGAAAAATCGTACAGTTCTTCCAGTGTTTGAATGTCCCTTTGCTGACAAATTGCCATTAAAAGCAGGAAAGTTATTTCTACATCCACCGATGCCCCATGGGCATATTTGATTAACTGCCGGGCTTTTTTATGTTCCTTTCTGTCATGAATGTAATAAGCCAAGACAGATAATTTATGTGATTCCAGTTTTGGCCATAAGTACCGAGCCATGGCCAGGGTACAGATAGATTTAATATTACTCGTGTCCACACCGGCACGTTTCACAGCGTTGATATCATAATCAATGTTATGGCCAACCAGATATTCAACCTGTGCACCTGCAGGAAATTTAAAATTTGACGAAGGTGGGCAGTTTTCCAGGTCTTCATCAATAATGTTGTGTACAGCCATTGCTGCCAGATCAATTGGCTCGCTTGGTTTATAGCGGTGCATACCAAGGTGATCGTAATTAGAGATCAAATATGCCTTATTAGAGATCTGACTTATGTTTCCATTAACTGGTACAAAGTTGATGTCCATCCAAGCTGCTTCGATGATTTCGCCATGCAGCTTATGGGTTTCTGTATCAAAAATCAGAGCTGTCATGAATTTTTCTCCAACGGATCGATTAAAGGCATCCAGTGCGTGATTTCATGCTCAAAATGGGAGTTGATCCAGATATCATTCCCGCAATATGTGGCAATTTTAAAGCTTGGATCCTCATGTGGTTTTTCATGGGCATGCGGGCGAAATATCAGTACCTTTTGCCCTTGTTCTGGCATACGTTCATTAAGGTCGATCCATTCTCGAACCACTTGGGCTTTGGCTGCTTGCATCTCCTCAAACATCCACCATGCTGAAGTAAGCAGCTCAGCTTCTTTATTGCGCCACTTTTCAGTAGCTACAAAGCAATTTAAGCTTTCATCAAATTGCAGCAGAGTTGAGTAGAAACACTTAAAAGTCTTTGTTTTTTTAAACTGCTCAAGCAATTGATTTTTTTCTTGAATATCCATCACGCCACCTTATATCCTGCATTTTCAAGTGCTTCACGTAGTGCCAAAATTGCTAGGTGGATCTGTACAGCTTTCTGATCTGATTCAGCATTTACGGCACATTGTTCAGGACCGATCTGTTTTAGAAACTGGGAAAGGGCCAGCATTTGTTCTTTGGTCACCGCTACGAGTTCAAGTACGACTTGCATTACATTAGCCCCTGTTCACGTTTCGCTTTTTCACATTCTCTTTCCCAAAGGGCTGTTGCACGTTCAATCGCAATTTCAGCAGCATTTACCATGTCTTTGGCCAAGATCCATTGCATCTGGTAAATACCACCTAAACTATTAGAGAAATGTTTACCGTCTTCACTAAATCGAAAGTTATAAGGAATAGCTATTTCAATACTGATTAGAAATTCAAAATCGCCACATTCACGATAGAAATTATGAGCAACCTCGCTAGCAAAGTTATCAATACGATCGTTTTCACGAATTTCTTTTAAAGTTCTTTCAAGAGTTGGACACTGGGCTAAAAGGTCTGCACTTTGTTTTTCCTCGTATGCATCCCCCAAGAAATCCTGAAACTCATCTGATACGCGTTCTGAAATAGAACAAATCAAAGTTGGAATGTGCATAATCTTGTCAAAGCGGACATTACTGTCATACATGTCATTTAATAAATTTTTTGGAAATTTTTTCACAGGGTATCTCCCAAGATAAGCGTTAAAGATCCTGCAAGGCATGAAACAAACAGGTTGATGAATAAGGCACTTTTAAAATTGAAACTCATGCGTTTGGCTCCTCATCCAGCTCACAGCGACATTTACCTATACGGAAATATTCAATTGGTCCTGGTGCATCCTTTGGTGTAAATTCATAACGACGAAGTTCATAAATGGCTTTTCCTGATTTGACTTTAAAATCATCTCCATCTATTTCCATGATTTCACCAGAAAAAGCCTTTTGATTTACGCTTACTTTTCCACCGCCTAAAGGTTTACGATTTTCGATCATGAAATTAATTTCATCGCCAACTTGGAAAGCATCAAAATCGGGAAGAATTAAACCGCCACATTCACAATGATATTTAGACATAATCAGGCTCCTAACACTGCAGTACTTGGGATGTGTTTCAGGAAAAGTTCCTGACGGCTTGCCCAGCGTTTACGGTATTCAATTTCATAAGCTGTAAGTGGTACCAGAAAGTTGAAATGCGCCTTACGTTTGAAATGCACATGCGGATGAGTTTTCTTCATCTTGAAATAGTTCGGATGAATCTGCTCTGGCGTAAGTACAGCATTTGAAACAGAAGTTTCTGCCGGAGCATTTTGTGGGTTAGAATCGTGTTGCATTGTTTCGTTCTCCAACGACTTGATGTAAAGCACAGCTTCGAGTTGCAGCTCTGGCTGTGCGCCTAAAAAATTAATCTCGGTTTGCCAATGGCTTTTCAAAGATCCAGCAGCGTTTGGTTGAGCTGGTAATCTTGCTTTGAATAGCCTTATTGGCTTCAATAAAGCGGTAATGCATGCTGTGACGTAATGCATTTTGCAGTTCATTTACCTCTGGCAATGAGTAGCGATAATCTGCTGCGACCTTGTATAAATGGGCAAAGTTGATTGCAAACAGATCGGATCTGGCTGAGTGATTGACCACGCTTTCTGCATGCTCCACCTTCGGAATGGCATCTTCCATTTCTTCAATTGTGTTCCAGAAGTTCTGAACAATGACTGAATCTGACTTCAGGATCTTGTCGCGGTTTTGGGCCATGTTTAAAAGCTCTGCATGAACCTGCTTTTGCATTTGAACCGGCACTTCAATAATATTCGTGCACAGGGCATCAAATAAGGCCATGAGCTGGGCATGGTTATGCACGACACGCGAACTTTGAATGTTGAATTGTTCCTGGTGTAAAAAAACATCATGCTTTTGCAGGCTCAGGTTATAGCTTTCGAGTACTGCTTTTTCTTTGCTTAAGCACTGCAAAATAAACTGGCTGACATGTTCCGTTTCGTATTTTTCCAAACGTCTTGAAGCAAAAAGGCTGCTCTTGGTGAGTTGGTCTTTATAGAATTTGGTCTGAACAATACGGCCCATCACTGCTTCTGTAGATAGAATTTCAGCGTTTTGGCTCATGATCAGCGTGCCCATGAATGGAGGTTCATAGGTTTCATTACCGCCATTTTTTACGCCTTGTGCCCCCAGTGAACCACCGTCGTACAAAGTTTTAAGTGCGTCCCAGTCAAATTGCTTTACCCCTTTGTCCCCTTCACGATCTGATTCAATCAGCACGATAGGCAGGTTTGAAACTTGTCTGAATGTACGCAATAAGCCCGCTTTTGATGACTTTGCAGGGTCTAGACCTTCATAATTAATACGGCCAAAAAGTTTCCACAAAAATTTTAATAATGTGGATTTACCGGTCCCCGGTTCCCCGACGATTTCTACAAATGGAAAAGACTTGTGTGTCTGACGGATCTGCTGGGCATACAAGCTGCCAAAAAACGTGGTCAGCGCAATCAGTCCCTTTACGCCATATGCATCAATCAGGTCTTTGATCCATGCATTCTGGTATTCAGCCTGTTTTGCATTGATATCCAAAGTAAATGGTGCACGGCTTTTCAGGTTGATATTCTTTGGCAACTCAAAATAGTCTTCCTTGTTAATTTTGTACTGTTTGCCATTTTGATAAGCCAGTTCACCCAGTACATAGGTTTGAAGTTCTTTTTGATAACCTACATAGTTAATGAGCTGAACCCGTTTAATGTCTTCAATCCATTCCTGCAATAAACGGTCAAGCTGACTACCACTTCCGGTATAAACTACACCCGGTGCAACAGCCAGCAAACGTTTTTTAAACTCTGATGCTGCTGCGAGCTGTGAACCGGTGAAAGTGTTTTTTACAGACTGCTGGCTACGCGGGAAGTCTATATTGAAGTAATACCAAGCTTCATCCGTTTCTTCACTGTACTGGTAATACAATGCAGTCGGCTTGCAGTTAATGATTTTGGTGACATTGGCTGCCGCCTGTAGGGCTGCTTCACGACGTTCTGCCTGTGCCTT